TGGAGATCAGACGGTAGATTTTGCCGACTACAATCTTCTTGGGGCAGTGCCTGGAGCAATCGATCTCGGTGTTGACGAGATTGGCGGAATCAATCCCGAAGAGGAAGGAATCCAAGAAGCATCGCAACAACGAGCCCAAGGAAAAACCTGGCCATCGCTGGCCGATCGAGTTTCTCGCTACTTAGCGACACCGACATTCGCATTCTTCGCCCTCGGTGAGTACATGGTTGCTCAGGACCTGGGGTTCAAAGAAATGCGTCGGATTGCCAAGAGAGATAAGAAAACTTGCATTGACTGTAGAAATTATTCAGAATCAGGATGGTCTTCGATTGGAGAACTCCCGATGCCCGGAAAAGGTTGCCGTTGCTACGACCGTTGTCGTTGTAGTATTGAATACCGCTAAGGGTAAAAACCAATATCTGTAACTGAGTACAAAAACCAGTCTCAGAGCAAACAAACAAACTTTGAAGTCCTTCATACTAGGAAGAAATTATGGCTACTAATGCCGCTCCCATTTACGGAAAACAGTACATTCGTTACGCAGAGACCTGGGAAGCTCCTGTCAACAACGCAGCCGGTGCTGTGGGTGTTGTCGAAATCGGCGAACTTCGCGCTGTGAGCTATGCCACCTGGGCTGGCCCTAACTACGCTGCTGCTGGCGACGCCTTCAGCCCTGCCGCTGCTCAAGCCACCATCGTCGGTGTGAACCAAGCCTACATGCCTACCGCTCTGGCTCAGCCTGCAACCGCTCGTCAACTGACTGTGGCAACCTCTGGTCTGCTGCTGATTGAGCAAGATACTGCCGCTCCTTTCACCAACGCCAGCCTTAACGCTCCCCTGGCCATCAACTCCCTGGGTCAAGCTCGTCTCGGTGGTACCGTGACAACCCTCGACGGCACCACTCCTCGCATTCGCGAGATCGTGACCATCGGTGGTCGTAACCTCGTACTCGTTTCTTTTGCTTGATAGTTAGCTATAATAGCTCAAACTATCCTGCACTATGTTTCACTTCGTTTACAACTCCTACGAAGCGTGGGGTCGCAACTACATCGGGGTTCACTCAACTTCAAACCTTGATGATGGTTACTTGGGAAGTTCCCGCGACCCTACTTTCAAACCGATTGCTAAAGACATCATCGCTTTTTTCGAGACGAGGGAAGAGGCTAAACAAGCGGAGATAACTCTACACGAGTTTTTTGAAGTGGAAACAAGCCCTGCTTTCGCTAACCTAAAAAGTGCTAAACACATGAACTTCGACCATGGCGGCGAAGTTGTTAAAAACTTCTCCCTTAAGTTTCGACGGTTATTTTCAAGTAAGGGTGGCAAAGTTCGCTCTAACAAAAAACTTGAAAGTTGTCGAGAGAACGGTAAGAAGGGCGCCCCAAAGATTAGCAAACCGGTTACAGTTACCAATGTTGAGACGGGTAGGAGTTTTGATTGTTATGGGTGCCGCGAGGCTTCCCGACAAACAGGGCTTCCCCTCTCCGCAGTTTACCGATTGGTAAAAGGTAAAACTAAAACAGAGGATGTCTGGGCAATCGCCTACGCGGTGTAAGTCCCAGCCCTGTGTGCACACATTTGAAGACAATCCCGTTTAACGGAGACTCCCTCCCATGATGAACCTGCAACAAACCTACGCAGGTGTAGATCCGATTCTGACTACACTTGCCCAAGGTTTCATGCTGCCGGCGACCAATATTGCGAACTTTATCGCTCCTGTCGTCGACACCCCTACTCGTGCTGGCCGCATTCTGCGTTTCGGCAAAGAACAGTTTGCCATCAACGACTTCCGTCGTGCGTATGGCACTAATATTCCCTACGTTCAATCACGTTATGATTCGGAGCCTTATGCTCTGGAGCAAGAAGTGGTTGCATGGGAACTGCCCGAAGAAGTCATCGAGAACGCCGGTGAAGGCCCCGCTCAGGTAGACCTGCGTGCGATTGAAACTCGCAACGCCATGTCCCGCCTGATGAACGCCTATGAGTACCAAGTATCTCAGGCCGTTACCGTTGTTCCTGGCTACAACCCTTACGAAGATCCCACCCCCGCTGCTGGTTCCCAGAATGGTCTGGGCTTCCTGAGCTGGACCACCTTCAGCACCGCCTACGGCGCCGCCGCTGGTCCTGCTGCTTGGTCCTCCGCCACCTCCAACCCGATCGAAGACGTTCTGAGCCTTAAGCGTTCGGTTGCCAACCAGATCGGTATTCGTCCCAACTCGATGGTTCTTGGAACCGCCGTGTTCGACCAGATGCTGACCAATCAAGCGATCCTTGAGCGTATCAAGTACACGACCGCTGATTCGATCGACACCGACATGCTCGCCCGTTACTTCGGTCTTGAGCGTGGTCTGCGTGTGGCTGAGGGTCGTTATCTGGCTGACGACGGCACCCTGCAGCCCGTGTTCCCTGAGAACGGCCTGCTGTTGTTCTACAGCCCCAATGGTCCTAGCGACAGCGTCATGCCTGCTGGCGGTGCCAACGCTGCTACCCCTGCTTTCGCTTACACCTATCAGCTGACCGGCACCCCTGCCGTTCGTCCTGAGTACTACATTCGTGAGCGTCGCGTGGTTCGCGCTGAAATCACCGTTGAGCGCATTGTTAACCTGGTCGGCCTCGGTGCTACAGGTGCTATCGGTTCGGGAGCTATGGTTACCGACATCCTGTCCTGACTAGGAAGGAATATAAGGAGGTGTTACCATGGCTATTCTTCGTCCATTAACAAAGGCGCAGTACGTTGTTTCGTTTACTGCCCTCGGAGGTCCGACTTTCACGGCGACCTTCACTACTTTTAGCGGAATCAATGATTCTTCCGATAGCAGCACCTACGCTAATGGGACAGGCAACCGTCTGTTCCACGTTGTTGGTCCTCGGACTGCGGATAACGTCACTCTTGGCGCCCCGTATGATCCGACGATCTTCAAATCTCTTGAGCAGTTCTGGTTGAATTACAACTGTAATCCAATCACAATCACAATCACTCCGACAAGCTGTGATGGTGATGGTGCGGCTGCTACAGGCGGACAGTATGTCTGCTACGAGTGCCAGTTCGTGAGCATCACGACTGCCGACGTTGATCGTGAGTCGGGTGATGTACAAACGATCGAGTGCGAGTATACCGTCAACTATTGGACTCGTACTTAATTACTGGAGTTTACTAAAAATAAATTCTGCTATAATGCTCTCAGAAATGGGAGCATTTTTTGTGCTTACTTACAAAGCCACAAACACTAAAACAGGCAGGTATTATATCGGGTCGGCAAAATCGTACTGTCACTATATGAACCGAGTAGGCAATCACCATATTCGTATAGATAAACGGCAGTTTTTGATAGACTTGCAGGCAGACCCAAAAGCATTTGTTTGGGAGATACTGCGAGAGGATGCTCTGGAGACCCGAGAATATGAGTATGCTCTACTACAAAAGCATGTCGGAGACCCGTTGTGCTACAACAAGTCAAAGTCCAATGGCAGTTTAGGACCTGGAATCGCTCCAAGGGGGACCGGGTGGACTCACCCCGAAGAAACCAAACAAAAAATGTCAGAGTCGGCATTCAAGACCAGTGAGATCAAATCAGAAACCATGACAAAAATGGTCACCTCCACTGAACCGTGCCCTCACTGCGGTAAACTAATGAACCCCGGAAACCTTACACAGCACCTACGCAGAGGCAAATGTAGGTAGGGTAAAACCATTAAAAGCATCCAATCCGAAAGGGATTCATGGCAAAGACTACGTTTAGTTCCGGAGTCATCGTCACTTCACAGTGGTTGAACGGGGCGCAGCAAATATACTTTGATGGTCAAGATCTGGATTGGCACTACCCCCCTTTGGGCATAAGCTCACTCGTTTTGTCTGGGCCAAACGGTCTTGATAATCGCTATGTAACTCTTGGCACGGATCAGCCCACAACAGCAGGTGGTCTCTACGTTTCCGGCACCCCGATCAGTGGCGCCAAAGTTGTAACGGGACCGTGGAGCTACGGTTACAATCCTCTGATTGTTGGTAATCCTGCAAACGTAATCGCCAACGCTCCTAAAAGTTTTACAACTAACGACAAATACGATAATGCTGGTGGAATCAGTCCTTCGACTGTGGCTCAACGTTGGGCGGCCCTAGCTTCAGAAGATTTGATTACGAAAAAGATTGCTGGGGAGTATATCGGAAGTTTGCTGGAGGATTTGGAAATTGATAATGGATATTACGCCGTGACAGCTGGCAACTGTGACAATTATGAAGGTACTGGCAACCCTGTGATTTGTCCCGTTCCGTAAGGAGGTAAATTGTGCCCAGATACTCGCCCCTCCCAGCCGTCAGCATTGATCCCCGGAACGAAGCACAAATCGCTCAGGAGGCAGCTCAAGTTGTATACGAGGCTTCGAATCAAACTCTAAATGACTTCTCTTCAGGTAACCCCCTTGCAGCTCTGATTCAAGGCCAAAGTTTCGCGCAAGGGGAGTTCCTGTTCTGGGCCAACCAGCTGCCCCAAGCTATCTTGATTGAGTGGCTCGGTCCCTTCCTCGGTGCCATGCGGCGCCTAGGCACAGCTGCGGTTGCCCAACTGCAAGTCACTATTTCTCCGAGCAACACTGACACAGTGATTCCGGAAGGGTCTGCCTTCACAACAAACGCCAATGTCACCAACGGTGAGTCCATCACGTTTGTCACCACAGAGCCGTACACCATTCCTGCAGGTCAGTTCACGATTTTAGTCACGGTCGCCTCTCAGTACGTCGGCAGCCAGTACAACTGCCCCGCTGGATCCATTACAACGGCTCCCGCAATCGACATTCCGGGCCTCACCGTCATCAATCTGCAACCTGCCGTCGGTGGCTCTGACGTTGAGACCTACGATGAAGTTCAAGAACGTTTCTTCACGCTCATCCGTCGCAAGAACCCCGTCAGTCAAGAAGACTGGCAAAGTTTCTTTGAAGATTTTTACGGGGTTGGCACATTGACTTCAGTTCAACCGAATCGCCCCAATCAGGGAACCTATAACTATCTTACCGACTATCTGCTTCCCAACGGACAAGTTTCATTCTTTGTTCTAGGGCCTGAAGGTATTGAGTTAACCGACGTGGAACTGCAGCGTGGACAAAACGCTGTCAACTATGCCGTGCCTGTTGAGAATCAAGGGCATCTGTATCCGTTCACTCTGAGTCAAGTTCAGTACGATATCACTTTGCAAGTCGACGCTAACAGTTCCTTGGACATCAACCTGCGTCAGTCTTCTCTTGATTTCCGAAATCGGTTGTTTGCTGTCTTGACCCCGGGAGTTGTATTTCCCGTAACCACCGACCCAACCGTCTCGGATGTAGATGCTGCTTTTTACAGCACCTTTGACGCACAGGATCGATTTGTCAATCCCCACATTCAAATCAGCGCCGCATACAACACCCCTCCATTCCTGACTCCGTCTGCGGCCACCTACACTCAAGTTTACACTTTTGAACCGACTGGTGACATTCTGAACGTGAATGATTTGGTTGAAACTACCCTTCCGATTCCAACTTACTACCCTGTCATTCAAGACTTCACACCATATTCAAACGCGAAGAAAGATCAAACGATTTACGGAAACTTGACCCTTCAACAGATCAAGAGACTACTTCCCGGTACCTACTTGAAAGGTCAGGTAGTGTACTGGGATCTTGCGGATGGCGGCGATGGGGAACTTCATGTTATTCTTGAAAACCTGACACTAGAGTCAAATCAAGTTGCCGTTATCAGTGCCTTAATCCCGAACAAAATATCTGCAGCTCAAATCCAAGTCCCCTGGGTTGTCGGCACCAACTACGTGGCAACAACTGGCACTTTGTACACACCGGACCTCGTTCAGTACGACTACGCAGCCAATGAGTTTATTCCTGACTCTATCTCCCCGGTCCCTATTATCAAGCGCCCGGGCACGTTTGTTTGGGTAGTTGCTCAAAACTTCACACTGCTACCCGCCACCAACACTCCCACGGGAGCTCAGGCAGCCACATTGCTGGGTTCTCCAGTCACTCCACAACTTCTCACTGTGGGCACTTCCTACGCAGCTGGCACCTGGGTCTACACCCCTCAGATTGGGTCTGGTCCAGACCCTGTCGCAGATCCCTACTACAACTACGTCGACATCACAAAAGGAGTCGTTAACAAATACGCCTACGTTGTGAAGTCCTTTGTTTACCAGCCGAATCAACAGACCATCAGCGAATACTTTAACGGTTTGGTTGAGCAAACCACACTGAAAGAGATCGTGGTCCAAAACAGCAACACCGGTCTTCCGATTGCCAAATACAATCCTCGCTTTCCAGCGGGGACTTACCTGGAATATCGCGAGAGTGTTGGTGCAGTACCGGAATACTATATCGCTGCGAGTTACTTCACCCCGACAAGCATAAACGCCTCAACGATGGTTGAGCAAGGTTTGATTGTGCCCTTGTATCTCAATAACAGTCAATACACTCAACTTGTTGCTCAACTTGCGGCAGCCAACACAGCCATTCAAACCCCTGTGAGAATGTTTACGTTCTTCCGTGGCGATCGAACTTTCTTCCGTCAAGGTTCCACCATCCTGTCTTACACAGCGACTTCGAGCGTGACACCTTTGTTTGAGTTCTACATCTACAAAGGCAACGGCACTTTCATTCTCACCGAGCAAGGTCAACCAGACGAGTTTCCGATTGCCAACTATATTCCATTCTTCAACCCTGCCTACGACACCTACGCAGAAGACACAATCCTGTCCGAAGATGGTCGCAATCTTTACCGTGTAATGCGTGCATTCACACCCAACGCCACAGTAACGAATTGGACAAATACAACGGTCGTCAACACTACTCGTATCGAAGAGTACGAAGGCAATCTGTTGCGCTACGTACGGAAATACGTCTGCGAAGAGGACATCCTTTCTCAGCTCGGTCGTGACATCTCTGCCATTAAACTCGGGATAGCACAAATCACAATGATTCCGAAAGACAGTGGTAGATTCACCAACTCGCAGAGCCAAAGTGTGTTTGTCTGGGAAAACACGGGCTCAGCCCAGGTCGCTCCTCAGTTATCCTGGTATAGTGGGACAACCTATCCCTACAATCCACCTCAGTATGAAGATGGGACGTTGAACCTATGAGCCAACTTCTGGTACCGATCAACGGAGGAGTTGACCAGATTATTACTGTTCCTCTAACACGTGGATCAACAACCGTTTCCCCTCAATACATCATTGCAAACAGCTTGCAACCTAGGCCAACTGAGTGGGTTATTGGTGGTCGTCCAATCTATCGTCGTCTCCCTGCAATCAGCGAGACGTACCAGATTGACTTTTTCAACATCGTCACGGCTCCAAACACGGCAGCGTTGGCGGAAGTTGAGGATATAGGTTACATCTATGTTCCTTGGACTGAAAACAGTGCGGGTCCAACGTCAATCGTTGTGAGTTCGTCGGAGTCTCAAAGAGACTTGTTGATTTGCGGTGGTCGCATCGTGTGGAAATACGGTGGCACTGACGTTTATCCTGCAATCCTCAACTTAGAGGATCTGCAAATTCGGTCCGGGCGTTATTATCTTGCATACGAACTTCTTTTCAATGATGACGTTCAGCAAAACCTCTACACAGTAGGGGATTACGCGCTCACCGGATTGCCTCTCACAATCACCTCATCCACTGACTCGGTTATCGGTTGGCGCCATCCAGCGGTCAATGCGTTTCTGAATACTTCAACTAATTTCTGGGCATCAAAAGACACTTACTTTCCCACTTACGCCCAACCTGCAGCCAGCTATTTGCAGTGGGGGAGTACTCTAGGTCAAGCCTATTCCCAAGTGATTTTGCGCTGCCCACCGGAAACTGCTTATACTGCAACTGCTTCTTTTTACTACGTTACTACAAGTGGATTGGAGCAGTTTCAAGGAACTGTGAGCCCTTCGGTTGACACGATTGGGCAGTATTACCAATTCAACTTCACCCCTATTTTCAACAACGGTTGGAAGGTAGTTTGGTCGAACACGGATGTGGCGATTCAAAGCGTCACCGTGACGGGTGCGATCACTCTAGAAAAGAAGTCAGCCGCCCCATCAACTCGTGCCGCGCTAGTGATGTATCCTACAGAAAGACCGCCCGCGAGCGCAACTTATTGCCCCCTGGCGTACGTCGAAGTGGACAACGCTTTCAAAGTGACCAGTATCGAGGACATCCGGTATGTAATCCGTCGTGACTACGTTCCTGTGGCCGACTGGCTGACAAGATTCTTTGATGACAGGTTGATTAATTTGTACGAGCAAGTGAAGCAGTACCCCCGGTTCTGGATGAGTCCCCCGTCCTGCATGAAGCAGGAGTACCTGGATTTGGCCGACAAAAACATTGTAATTTCGTAAAATGACTTTCGAGACTGCCACATTCAACTCCAAAGAGTTTGAGTTGCGGAACTTTACGGA